ATGGCACGCCGGGATGTGGCGCACTGTTCACGGCTGCCGTGTTGACCTTTGCCAGCCCCGGCGTTGAGGCCCGCAGATTGCGTCCCGACCTGTTCGCCCCTGTCACTACTGAAGGAGACCAACCATGATCACCGAATCAGCAATTAACGACATCCTGGCGAATCCGTTTGATCGCGAGTGGACCATTCAAGGCTTCGGGATGCTGCGCACCTATCTCGATGACGAGCAGGTGCAGCGGCTGCACATCTGGGACACGAGTGAGGCTGTCGAGGACGTCTCGACGATCCACGACCATCCGTGGGACTTCACCTCGCTGATCCTGCGCGGCGCCATCCGCAACCAGCGGTTCGCGCTGCATGAGATGGGCGAGAGCAACACGGGCAAGCCGTTCACCTCGGCTCAGATCAGGTGCGGCGTCGGTGGTGGCCTCCTATCCGACCCGCGGCCGGTGCAGATCTGCTCACTTGGGGTCGAGGCCTATGGACCCGGCGACACCTACTCGATGCTGGCCCCTGAACTGCACGAGTCGTTCCCGAGTCGCGGCGCGGTTACGGTGATCAAACGCAGCTTCAAGGCCGACCGGGACATTGCGACCGTGTGCTGGAAGACGGGCGCATGGGTGTCAGCGGAGCCTCGTTCGGCAACGAGGGCCGAGATTGAGCACTTCATGTCGATCCTCGCTGAGCCGTCGTTGTGACCGCTACCCACAAGCGCTGCACTGAAGGAGACCAACGATGATCACTGAATATGAAATGACCGAAGCCGAATATGGCGACCTGCTCGAAGCGTGCAAGCCCGTTCCCTACATGGTGTTCCGCGGTGTTGAGCCGACGTCACCTCAGGAGAACGCCAACCGTGCGTGGCAGTCGCTCGCCGCTAGGTACGGCTTCGATTGGCGGACCGTCAATCCCGTCGCTGGAAAGTCGCCGCGATTCTTCACGGCCGAGATGTCGTCATGACTTCCCCTGTTGACCCGGTAACACCGGGAGACAACCGGTTCTATCAGGATGCTGGGGGCTCATGGTTCATGTATGCGGTTGATGTTGAGCGCAAGGTTGCTGAGGCTGTGGCCGCTGAACGAGCCAAGACGGCCCACGGGATCGCCGCCGGGATCGAGGCGGTCCGCCCGCACATCCCCGTGAGCACCCATCCCAAACGGCGAGAGTCGATCATCATCCGATCGACTCTGAACCGCGCGGCTCGGTTGGCCCGCTCGTTCGCTGCTGGGTCGGAGACAACGGAGGAGGACGAGGAATGATCACTGCCTGTCGAATTCGTGTTCACCGATGGGGACAGACCTCATCAGGATCTTGGCAATGTCAGCGGTGCCGGAGGGTCGCACCTGACTGTGATAACTGCGGAGGGCAGCACAATCCGAACAAGATCGTTATTTGCAGCGTTACGCGCGACTGGAGCCGCTGATGTCTGAGCAGCCCGTAACACCCGACCGCCTCACCGAGATCCAGCAGCGATGGGACGCTGCTGAGGCTCGGAGGATTACCCCCGCCGAGGTATACGACTGTCAATATCGAGATAACGGGCACGGGCAGTCCGAGCACTCCCCGCACTGCCGATGCCCGAGGCGACAGTTGGCTATCCCCGAAAGAAGCCAGCAACACGATGATGTTGGTTGGCTACTCGCTGAGTTGGCTCGGTATCAGGCAGCAGTACAAGCCGTGAAGGACGAACTGGCACCGATATACCGAGGATTCCCGAGCACCCACTGGGACGGTTGCCACCGATCGCATATGGAATGCCTCGTCGGTCTGCTGGAGCACCGGATCGCTGAGCATCTAGGGGACGAGCGATGAGGGGGACCAAATGTCATTGCGGAGCAGATTCCTGGGGCCGCCTAAAGGACCAATACCCAGATATGTGCTTCGACTGCTTAGCCTGCTTGCATTGCAGTCCAGAGGCCCATTGGTGCGACCCGGCGGGACCACCTGAACCATGCGACTGTATTTGGCAAGAACCTCACGACCCGAACTGCTCCTATGACGCACGGATGCAGTCATGGGAGGCGAAGCAGTACAGAAACCTGATCGCTGAGCTGGCCCGTTGGAAGGATCTGTATACCGAAGCAGCTTCCATCATCAACTGGGGTACGACGTGCGCCAGCTGCGCACGGCAGTTGGACCGAAGCTACGACGACTACTGCAAGCTCGAAGAACTCACTGCTGAGCGTGACGCGGCACTAGCCAAGATCCAGCGGGTGTTGACCGTCTGCGATGAAGAGGCTAACCACGGCGCCAGAGGGGATATCGCGCGCATCGACCTAATTCGCGCTGCTCTCGCTGGCCCGGAAGACAGGAACGAACCGTGAGCGACGCAGTCAATCACCCGGGCCACTACACCGGTCACCCGTCCGGCATTGAATGCATCGACATCGTCGAACACATGGGATTCAACCTCGGCAACGCCATCAAATACATCTGGCGGGCCGACCTCAAACACGACGCAATCGAGGACCTACGTAAAGCCGCCTGGTACCTCGACCGTGAAATCAACAAGCGACTCAAGGAGCCCCAGACGTGATGGACGTTCAATTCCGAAGCGACTTCGACGTAACCCTCATCGACACCATGGGCAGCGATCACCGCATCGTGCAGGCGGCCAAGGTCAGCACGCTCGGTGCCGAATCGCTGGAGGTCGGTGAGTCCGAGGGGCTGATCAGCTACCTGATGCGCAACCGGCACGGCTCACCGTTCGAGCACGGCATGATGCAGTGGATGATCTCGGCCCCGATCTTCGTGTGGCGCGAGTTCCATCGACACCGGATCGCCAGCTACAACGAGGAGTCCAGCCGGTACAAGCAGCTCGCGCCGGTGTTCTACAACCCGCCGCCACACCGGCCAGCCAAGCAGGTGGGAAAACCTGGTCACTACACCCTGACAAACGACGGCCAAAGGGCTTCTCTCGCAGCCGGTGATATGCAGCGCATCCAGTTCGAAGCCTATAGGGCTTACCGGCGACTACTTTCCGAAGATGTAGCTCGCGAGGTCGCTCGACAGGTATTGCCGGTCTCGATCTACTCGACGTGCTACGTGACCATGAACGTGCGGGCGCTTATGAACTTCCTGTCGCTGCGCAACGCCCCGTCCGCGCTATGGGAGATCCGCCAGGTCGCGGTCCAGATAGAAGAGACGTTCTCGGCCGCCTTCCCCCAGACGCACGCGGCATTCGTAGCGGCTGGCCGGGTGGCGCCGTGATCCAACCGCCGCAGCCCGACCGTCCCGGATACCAGGAAGCAACCAGATGAGCCGAACGCGTCAGGACATGCTCGCCGACCTCGCTGACCTAGTCCGTGAACTCACAGAACCACGCACCAGCACCGAGTACCGCGAGACAGTGAAAATCGACGGCCAGAAACGCACCAGAGTCCGCGAACCCCACACCATCACCATGCCCGGCCTACTCCAATCCCTAATGAACGCCCTCGAACCAGGCGTAACAGGCGAACTGATCGGAACAGCCTCATTCGAATCCCGACCATCAGCTGACCTCGAACCACTCAGAGTATGGCGACTCATCCAAACCGGCACCAGCGAATGGTGCACCCAACTCGGCATCAAACGACACACACTCACAGGCGCCCTATCCGGCCTCGTCTCAGCCACCCACACCGACAGCCAACTAGAAACCATCGCCTACCAAGTCGCCAGCTGGGTGAAAGCCGCACGCCTCGCCACCGGCTGGGACGCCGAACCCTTCACCCTCAACCAGCACTGCCCCTACTGCTGGGCCAAAAACCAGATCACCGTCACCGGCGACCTCGAGCACGCACGCTGCGGACGCTGTAAAACCGAATGGACCCACGACACCATCGGCCTACTCGGCCAGATGCTCACCAACAACCAAACCCAAGAGACCCTCGCCCTACAGTCCTGTGACTGGCCAGACTGCTACCGCGCCGGCCAGCACGATGAACACTGGACCAAAGACGGCCGGACATGGCGCGACACCTGCGACGTGGAGACGGCTTAGACACGCCGGGTGACCGTTACTTGCGCTTGACCAAAAATTCACCTAGTTTGGGCATGGCGCAGTATGCCCAAGGCCCTAAACCACCACCCGGTTTGGGGCCTTTGTCATGCAACTAGCCCCCTAATGGCGGACGAGTTCGGCGAACCGCTGCCGGGCAGCTTGGCGGGACACACCCAAAGCCACACCGATCTCAGTCCATGACCGGCGATGCATCCGAGCGATCATGACCGCTTCACGCAGCGCAGCCTCAGCAGCTTTACTGGCGTCGGCGGCGGCAGCTACGTCACGGAGGTCCAGTGTCTGGACCACCTCAACGCTGGACGGATCCAGATCGTCGAGGGCCTGCTCAAGTGCTTCGGTTTCACTAACCATGTTGATCACCCCTCCTCAGAGGAAAACGTAGAACTTCGGCCTGATCGGCATTGCGTGGATGACGCGGGCCTCGTCCAGGTCCCAGTCAGCGACCCCGACTTCAAGGATTCGGCCCGTGGTGTCCGCTCCGAAGTAGACGCGGATGTTGCTGGGCTGGCTGATGTAGCTCACTGCGTAGCGGATGGCGTGGATCATGTCGGCGTCGGTGATCCCGTGTTTCCGGGCTGATTCCGTGATCCGCATACTGACAATGGTAGTTGTCGACAAGGATAGTTGTCAAGGGGGTAGAGCGAGGAATGCTAACCCCACTCCAACGCATCGACCGCGACCTCGCACTCAAAACCCGGGCACTCGACCAAGCCACCCAGAAACTCGACTACACCATGGCCAGCGCCCTAGCCGAAGACATCGACAACCTCCTCGACCAAAGAACCGAACACACCCAAGAGGAGAAGCCATGACCCACCACCAACTCATCACCATCCTCCTCATCCTCGGCGTCATCGCACTCAGCCTCTGGATCATCAAAGCAATCCGATAACCCCATGACCGCCGCCAAATACAACACCCGAGAACACAAGAACCAACGCCGACACTGGGCCCGCATCATCGCAAAAGGCGAAGGCTACTGCGCCGAACCCATCTGCCTCATGGAAGAACGCTGGATAGAACCCGGCACACCCTGGCACGTATGCCACGACCCCACCGGCACCCACTACATCGGACCAGGACACCAACGCTGCAACGTCAGCGAAAGAAACAACCGAATCAACGAACGAAAGACCAAGTCGTCAAGGAGCTGGTGACCATGATCATTTTTGGCCCAGCAGCCACCACGAAGACCCGCATCTTCGAACTTTTACACACGCCTTTTTTTTCCACGGGCCTTGTGTGATGGCTGGGAAGACGCCTCTGCGCGTGGTGGGCGATCAGGAGATGGTGAAGAAGTCCAAACCATTAACGGTGACGCTTGCCGCCGGTACGGGCGATCGTAGGGAGCTACTGGTTTCGCTTCGGGCTCGGATCGCGACGGATATCGACAACCCGAATACACCGTCGCGTGATCTCGCTGCCTTATCGCGGCGGCTGCTGGAGATCGCGAAGGAGATCGAATCGATCGATTCGCACAGTCGGGGAGATGAGATTGGTGAAGCAGCCGCAACCCCCGACGAGGAGTGGGCTGCTACCTGAGGCGCGCCACCTGGTCCTGCCGAAGGGGATCGTTTCGTCTGGGTTTCCGAGTGTTCGGGAGACGTGCCGGCGGATTGGTATCGAGTTCGATCCGTGGCAGGTCGATCTGAATCGCTGCATTCTGGCGAAGACCGCTGATGGGTTGTTCGCGGCGGACACGGTTGCGATCTCGATTCCCCGGCAGGTTGGTAAGACGTTCGATATCGGCGCGGTTGTGTTCGCTCTGTGCATCGCCAACGCTGACACGACGGTCATTTGGACGGCGCACCGGTTCAAGGTGTCGCGGGAGACGTTCAACGAGCTGCGGTCTTTGGCGAGGTCGCCGAAGCTTGCGCCGCATATCGACTTCGACGCGATCACGACCGCCGCGGGGAATGAGTGCATCCCGTTCCGGAATGGGTCGCGGATCGTGTTCGCGGCCCGGGAGCGTGGCGCGATTCGTGGCTTCACGAAGGTCAGGATTCTGATCCTCGATGAGGCGCAGATTCTGACTGAGGCGGCGTTGGCGGATCTCGCGCCGACTATGAACCAGGCCGAGAACCCGTTGATCATTCTGATGGGTACCCCGCCGAAGCCGGGTGACCCGGCCGAGGTGTTCTCTAACTTGCGGGCTGAGGCTCTGGCCGGCGATTCCGAAGGTGTCCTGTATATCGAGCTGTCGGCCGAGCCTGGATCTGATCCGAACGATCGGTCGCTGTGGCCGGTGTTCAACCCGTCGTATCCGAAGCGGACGGGGGCCCGGGCGATCCTGCGGCTCAAGAAGCTGCTCACCCCGGAGGACTTCGATCGGGAGGCCCGTGGGATCTGGGACGGGGACGGGCCGCAGGCGGTCATCTCTAGTGCTGACTGGGCGGCTCGGAAAGACAGCGGGTCGCAGGTGGTCGGATCGGCGACGTTCGCGTTGGACGTGTCCCCGAAGATGACCCATTCTGCGGTTGCTTTCGCTGGGTTTCGCGCTGATGGTGACGTTCATGGGGAGCTGCTGCACCGTGAGGGGCAGGACATCCTTGATTACCGGCCCGGTACTGACTGGGTGCTGCCCGCTTTGGTGGATCTGAAGACCAGAGTCCCGGACTTGCGGGTGTCGATTATCAAGGGGTCGCAGGCGGAAACGCTGGTCCCGGAGCTTGAGGACGCGGGTATCCCGGTTGATCGGGTTGCGGTGTCTGAGTTCGCTGCCGCGTGTGGCTTGGTGTTCAAACTCGCGACGACGGGTGGCCTATGGCATATCGGGCAGCCGCAACTCACGGCAGCGGTGGCTGCGACGAAGTGGCGGGATGTCGGTGAGGGTGCTCAGGCGTGGGGCCGGAAGAAGTCCACGTCGGATATCACACCGTTCATTGCTTTCACGCTAGCCATTCATCAGGCGCAGAGCGCCAAATATGACGTCCTTGCCAGTTTCTACTAGGAGGTTCGATGCGTGACCTCGCCACGGACCTCCTAGAAATCGTGGGGCTCATCCTCCTTGTCGCTGCCGCGGCAACCTGGGCGTGGCAGGC